ATTTCTCGGAAAGAACTGCTCGTACCTGTTCCAGCGTCAAGGCTGGCTTCTGGGCCGGAGCTTTCTTTTACGGTTGTTCCTCGGCTGCGGTGCCGGAGAACATCTCGGCCAGATAGTTGGCTACATCAGTAATGGCAGCGGCAGCATTGCGCAGCTCTTCGATGGTCATAGCCATGTCGCTCATTTTGCTCATGATGTTTTCCTCCTTCCTCGGATTGTCTTGCGGCAAGAATGCTGAGTCGTCTTGCCATTCGTGCGGATACCTGACTGATTGCAACGAGGATTTCAATTACCTCGGCATCGGTATCCACGGTGCGGCTGTGGGCCTGAGTCATTTCGTTCACCTCCTGTTCGTGGTGGAGCAGCTTGTTTTCTGCTCCTTGCACTCCCTTTTGGAGATGAGCGATGCCGTTTGACGAAGGATGGAGAAAAATATTTGAAAAAGTTCTGACCGCCGGTTTTCCCAGAGGCCAGAGCGATGTACTACATTAGAAGAAATCAGGATATTCCTTCTCTAACTGTTTCTTGGCAGTTTTGATGCGAGACAGAAAGGTAGTACGAGGAATACCGATGGATTTGGCGATAGCTTCATCGGAAAGGCCCTGCATACGCAGCTTTCCAATATCAGCGGCTTCCGGCATCAGATCGGCGAGGCGCTTGAAAAGCTGCTCCAAAACAATACGGTCAGCAGCAAGTTCGGAAACGGCCACGCTGTCATTAGCGATGGTATCCATCAGAATCAGGTCATCGTCTTCCTCTCCAATAGGAGAATCCAGTGATGCGATAACGTCTGCGTTGCGATACTCGCAGGTCAGGCAGTCGGCATCACAGACCCACCATTTATTACGAGGACAGCAGCAGAGGCCACGGTCCTGCATTCTGTGACGGTAAGTGTCATGGAAGCGGGTGTGTTCCCGATAGATTTCTTCGGGTACTTCCTGCCAGCGACGCTGGCTGCGGATGTAGATACGACGGGTGTTGTTTTTACTCTGGTTTTCATTGATTGCCATTCGATTTTCTCCTTTCGGCTGTTAAACCGAAGCGGAGATAACCGGTATGGCTGCCAGTTCTGATTGTCATCGATGGTCACCTCATGCGGATTTCTCCGCTTCATTTCGGTGACCAGCCGTTCGCAGCTGGCACTCTATTCATTTGCATCGCCGCAGCAGCAACTGCGAACGCACCTCCGTGGCCACAGAGAAGGTGAGCTGATGCAGCAGCAGACCGTTTTTTGTCATGTCCGGGACATTATTTCGTGAAAGACCGGGTTATTTCGTCTGGCTGCCTTGTTTTATTCATAATTAGCGTGTATAATAAATAGGAATAACTATGAATTGGTCAGAATGAGAGCGACTTCAAAAAGGCGATACGAGATAAGCACTCCGGTGCTTGTCCACATTTATACTTTAGTCCTCGAACGAGATTTTTTCGTGGACTGGCAAACGGACAACAGTTGGACAAAGATAGGACAAGCCGGACAGATTTTGTCCGATGAGGAACAACGAGGAGGACAGTAATGAAGTTTTGCGAGTTTTGCGCACCATTTTATACCGGGAAAAAACCTACCAGCGGAATTAAAGGAGTTATGGCCCAAGCTGCGATTGCAGACTTCTTTATGAGTACGGCCCTCGGAGAAATAGCAAAGATTGAATTGATCTTCGGTGAAGATCAGTTCCGAAAATGGTTTAAGGGAGACCGAGAGCCTACAACTGATTTGTGGGAAAAGACAGCAGGTGTCTTTGATGAGACTCGTTTTTCAAGAACGGTGTCGGGAAAATTGAATGAGAAAGTACTTCCTGAGCTTCTGACCGCATTTGGTGTTCGTTTAGGCGAAGATGAAATTCCTGATAAATTTGCTTTTTCGGCAGCTCTGGCGAAGCAGTTCAGTGCGCTTGCAAGAGGAAACGGTGAAGCCGAAAATATTGTCGATTATATTTACCGCACCTATTTGAAAGCTTCGGATTTCCCCGACTATGTGAGTAATTCACAGGCTAAATATGCAAAATTAAAAACGCTCCTCTATACATCAGAAGAGCGTTCGTTCGATGAATTTTTTGTTTGTAATACAATAAGCAGAGTTCCAAGTCGAAATCATTATATCCCCGGAAGCGCAATGATTAATAATGTGACTTTGGACGAATTAGCGAAGCATTCTCGTAATGTTCTGCTGGTTGGCATGGGTGGCATTGGCAAATCAATGATGATGCGCCATCTATTTCTTACATCTATAAGAGAATATTCACAAAGCGGAATTTTACCAATATTGGTTACACTGCGTGAGTTCGGAGCAGAAAACAGAGACATATTCAATTTGATCGTGGATTCGGTACATCGCTTTGACATCACTTTTTCTGCAGCGCATGTGCATAAATTATTAACCGCTGGCAAATGCCAAATCCTCTTAGATGGTTTAGATGAGATTAGAAGTAATGATTTAGACTATTTTCACAGACAATTGGATGCCATTATTGACAGATATCCAGAAAACCAGTACGTAATGTCTACTCGTCGATACTCGTCGTTTGTGGAACTTTCTCGTTTTACGCTCATGTACATCCTGCCGTTTACAGATGAACAGGCATTGCAGTTGATTGATCGACTTGAGTTTTGTCCAGAAGAGCCTAAGCTCAAACAACAATTTAGGGATAAACTGGTTAGTGATTATTTTGAGAGTCATAGAGAGTTTGTAACAAACCCATTGCTTCTTACACTTATGCTTATGAATTATCACCGCTTTGCAGATGTGCCGGAGAAAAAATATCTGTTCTATGATCAGGCATATCAGACACTGCTGCAGCGACATGATTCTGATAAATTGGCATATAAGCGAGTGTTCCGTAGTGTAAATGACCCATCTGATTTCACAAAGGTATTCCGAGAATTTTGCGCAAGATCGTATCGCAAAGGCGATTATGAATTTGCACGAAATAAATTTGAGGACTACTTCGATA